ACAATACCAATAGTTAATAAACTTTCTGTAGGAGCCCAAGCATATGTGCCACCTTTGGATGATACTGATGGTGGCCCGTCTGCTGTTCCAGATTCTTCTGATGATAATCTTGTGCTGATGTAGTCAACATCTTCTTTCAAATCAAACTGAAAGTTTGTAATAACCACAGGAACATCTTTAAATGTGTAATCACCATAACCATTCAAACGCACAACTGGTGGTGGGGCACCTTTGTTAGGTGATAGTCCGTAACTCATTTTAGTCATTGATCTTAGGTAATGAACACAGGCTACCCAGTATCTGGCTTCCATTTCGTTTTGTACATAGAAGTGTGCTGAGATTGTCATTTGATCCACACGTGAATTTTCATAAGCATAAAACGGATAGTTGGTGTGTACTGGTTGCATTGGATTCCAATTGGCTGATTGTCCTACTAAAATTGTTGGAGTATAAGGAAAAACCATTTTATTTCCAGTGGCTTTCAGTGGATCCAATAAACTTTTTTGGTTTTGAATAATGTCTTGAATCTGTTGTGGTATAGATAAACTAACTCTCCAATCCAATTCTGCTGGAGATGAGTTACCTGAAGTATTCATTGTGATCGCAGGCATCGATTTGTCAAATTTGAACACTCCGTCAGTGATTTTTTTCAAATCACCTTTTAATCTTTTGGCTTTTCCAAAAGCAAAGGAAGATGCTGTGTCTAATGTTTTACCTAGAGTATCAATTGATGTATCTAAAAATCCAGACATATTTTTCTGTATGTCTTGACCTACGTCCTTCAAACTGTCAACGCTCTTTAATAGGTTTTTGTTGAATTTATCTATGCTCATTTTGTGTCCTTACATTTATTTATTGACAAAATTAACTGAGTAGTTTATAATGAAGAGATATATAACAAGGAATATTAATGAAAAAAGTCAATTATCTTAACAACAGAGACCTATTAGCCGAAATTCACAAGTCTAAAAGCACTTTTTGTAGTTTTGTGGATGAAGCATACAGCACATACAATTTGATTGTGAACAATGTGGATGCCATAAACATCAGAACTGTGGCACAAGCCAAAAGAAATAAAGCCAAAAAACTTACACAACAAACCTATGAACAACGTAAAAAAGCAGATCCAAAAACAAAATTAAGCGATTGCGAAGTTGATTACAGATCAGTTGACAAAGATGATGTGGTTTTTAGAGTGATGACTTTTGAGCATATACCAGACGAACCTGGCAGAAAAAAGAATCCAAAAACAGTTGCTGATGGCAAAGTTAAAGTTAACTTTCCTCCTTTCCAGCATTGGAAATATGATAAAAAAGGCAACTTGGTTTGTGTGGGTAAAAGCCATTGGGATGGTGGAATGGAAAACGGCAAATTTAATAAAGATGCCGGCAGAGCCACAAACGAATTGGCAAAGATGTGGATGAAGTTGTGCGAAAGATACGGTACAAGAGGTAACGTGAGAGGTTACACTTACAATGATGAAATGCAGGGTCAAGCCATTTTACAATTAGCACAGATTGGTTTACAATTTGATGAAAGTAAATCTAACAATCCGTTTGCTTATTATACAGCGGCAGTGACTAATTCATTTGTGAGAATTATTAATATTGAAAAAAGAAATCAAAACATTAGAGATGATATTTTAGAACTTAACAACATGATGCCGAGTATGACCAGACAAACTTCCGGTGATAACAGTGTGCCAAAACCTGCAACAAAATCGGCTCCAAAAACAAAAGTCAGTAAACGAACAAAAAAGTAGTTGACAAATTTAACATTTTCAGTTATTCTAAAGAAAAGTAGGAGATTATTTTGTTCAAGAAATTAGCAGTTTTTACCGATATACATTTCGGATTAAAATCCAACTCTAAATTACACAACGATGATTGTGAAGAATTTGTAGATTGGTATATAGATTTAGCAAAGAAACATGGCTGTGAGACAGGACTCTTTTGTGGTGATTGGCATCACAACAGAAACAGTGTAAACATAACCACAATGGATGCTTCAATCAGATGTTTAGAAAAATTAGGAAAAGCATTTGATAATTTTTATTTCTTTCCAGGCAATCACGATTTATATTACAAAGACAGCAGAGATGTTCAGTCAACAGAGTTTGGAAGATTTATTCCAGGCATAACAATGGTAAACAAAATAACAAAAATTGATGACACTATATTAGTGCCTTGGTTGATTGGCAATGAATGGAAAAAAGTTGGCAATATGGAATGCAAATATATGTTTGGTCATTTTGAACTGCCTAACTTCTTTATGAACGCAATGGTAGAAATGCCAGACACAGGAGAATTAAGACCAAGCGACTTTAAAAAACAAGAGTATGTTTTCTCTGGACACTTTCACAAAAGACAGGTAAAAAATAATATTCATTACTTGGGCAATCCTTTTCCACACAACTACGCAGATGTTGATGATGATGAACGTGGTATGATGATACTAGAACATGGCAAAGAGCCTGTGTATTTCAATTGGGGAAACTGTCCTAAATATAGAAATGTAAAATTAAGCAGATTGCTGGACAAAACAGATGAAATAATGAAAAGCAAAATGCATCTAAGAGTTACACTAGATATTGATATAAGTTTTGAAGAAGCAAGTTATATCAAAGAAACTTTCATGAAAAAATATGATTGTAGAGAAATTACTTTAATTCCTAGCAGAAAAGAAGAAGAAATCAATACAGAACTAGACATAACAAAGTTTGAAAGTGTTGATCAAATTGTTTCAAAAGAAATTGAAACAATCGAATCTGATGCATATGATAAATCTGTTTTGCTAAAAATATTTAGAGATCTAAACAATGATACTGATTAAAACACTTACAGTAAAAAATTTTATGAGTGTGGGTAATCAAACCCAGGCTATAGACTTTCAACAAAAACTATTAACACTGGTACTAGGTGAAAACTTAGACATGGGTGGTGATGACGCAGGTTCACGTAATGGTACAGGTAAAACAACCATAGTCAACGCATTGTGTTACGCACTGTATGGTGAAGCACTAACAAAAATACGTAAAGACAATCTTGTGAATAAAACCAACAGCAAATCAATGTTGGTCACAATAGCATTTGAAAAAGACGGAGTGAACTACAGAGTAGAACGTGGAAGAAAGCCAAATGTAATGAAATATTATATTGATGAACAAGAACAGGAACTTTCAGATGTCAGTCAAGGAGATTCACGTAAAACACAAGAAGACTTGAATAGGATGATTGGAATGAATCCTAAAATGTTCAAACACATTGTGGCACTTAACACATACACACAACCTTTTTTAAGTTTACATAACAATGAACAACAGGAAATAATTGAACAACTATTAGGAATTCAACTGTTGTCTGAGAAAGCAGACATCTTAAAAACACATATCAAACGTTCAAAAGAAGATATAGCACTTGAAACAGCAAGATTAGAAGGATTAAAAATTAGTAATGAGAAAGTTGAAGAAACAATTCACAGTTTAACTAACAAAAGCAGTGCTTGGCACAATCAAAACAAAACAGATATTGAAAAATTAGAAAATAATTTACAAGAATTACAAAGTGTAGACATCGATGCTGAATTAGAAGCACATCAAAAACTTGAAGATTGGACAAAACTTAATGATGTATTAAGACAATTACAAAAAGACAGAGCAAGTTTAGAAAGCACATTAGAACAAGCAGACAAAACAGCAAAAAAATTACACAAAGATTTAGAAAAATTAAATGAAAAAGCCACTTGTTATGCTTGTGGACAAGACTTACCACAAGATAAAATTGAAGAAATGCAGAAAAAATTAGAAATGGAATATGGTGAATCCAACAGTTATGTAATGGAATTAAGTGAACAACTGGAACAAACAACAAAAGATATTGAAGCAGTTGGAGATTTGGATCAAAAACCAAACACTTACTATGACACACTCAAAGAAGCATATGATCACAGACAGTATGTGGAATCAATCAACACAGCACTCAAAAACAAAAAAGAAGAAGCAAATCCATATCTGGATCAAATAGATGAACTAAAGAATCAAGCAGTACAAGAAATAAATTGGGACACAGCAAACACTCTACAGAAACTGAAAGAGCACCAAGAGTTTTTATACAAACTGCTTACAAACAAAGATTCCTTCATAAGGAAAAAGATAATTGATCAAAACTTAACCTTCTTGAACAACAGGTTAACTCACTACTTGGATCAATTGGGTCTTCCACACTTGGTCACATTTAAAAATGATTTAAGTGTGGAGATCACTCAACTGGGACAAGAACTAGATTTTGATAATTTAAGTAGAGGAGAACGTAACAGATTGATATTAGGATTAAGTTTCGCATTTAGAGATGTATGGGAAAACTTGTATCAAAACATCAACTTGTTGTTCTTAGATGAATTAATAGATTCAGGAATGGATTCAGCAGGTGTAGAAAGCAGTTTGGCAATCTTGAAGAAAATGAGCAGAGAATCAGGCAAAAATATATTCTTGATATCGCACAAAGATGAATTAATGGGACGTGTTAACAATGTGTTGAAAGTGGTGAAAGAGAACGGCTTCACAGCATATGCTAATGACGTGGAAACTTATGACCATTCAAGATGATACTCACGATAAACTGACCAAGGCGTACATGGCTTATTTCAAGGCAAACGAGTTGTTTGCTGAGAGGCGAAGCCTCGCTACCAAAGTAGCCGCTAGAAAGGCACTAGCGGAAATTAGAATTTTGGCTCGTCAAAGACGTAAAGAACTTGAAGCACAATATAAAGTGTCCAAGATCCAAAAACAGCAAGAGCGGAAAAAATAATCAGTAAGTATGTCCATATGCCATGGACTTATCAAGGTAAAACAATAGACTCACTACCAGAAGACTGCGAAGGATTTGTGTATCTCATCACAAACACAACCAACGGTAAACGGTATGTGGGCAAAAAATTAGCAAAATTCAAGAAGACACGTCCGCCTCTCAAGGGCAGGATAAACAAACGTAGAAGCAAGGTTGAATCGGACTGGAAGGACTATTGGGGTTCTTCAGACCATTTACTTGCTGACGTGGCACAATTAGGCGAAGACAAATTTACTAGGGAAATATTATACATCTGCAACACTAGAGGCGTAATGAGTTATCTCGAGGCTCGAGAACAGTTCGAAAGGCGAGTGTTAGAATCCGATGATTACTACAATGGCATTATCAATGTGAGAGTTGGTGGTTCCAAAATCCTTAAAGAAGAACTTAAAAATTACAACAAGGCTTAACATAGCAACCAAATTGATCGTAGATCCAGGAAGTGCGTTTGAAACACAATGGTGAATCCTGAGTTGCAAGTCGAGTGCTAACTAAAGGCACAAAAGAAGATGCTCTGTGAAAAAGATACAACATCACAACTACTCACTTTGTTTGTGAAGGGTGGGTCAGTTGCCCGTGACTAATGAAGTCTGGAATAGGGAGTTGGCGGGTCACCGCTTCCGTACAAAAGTTCCTTTCACAAAATGGCAGGCTAGTCTCGCATGATGGCTTCATACTTTTCCCGTTACTGGGTGAAGTATGGATCAACTGTCTGCATGATGCGACACATAACTTCGTTATGTAATTGCTTAAATGCTTGAGCGTAAGCGAAAAGCAGAACGACGTGAGTCGTTCTTAAACATTAGGATCAAATGATTCACAATCTAACCAAACAGAATGATCAGGTTCCGCTGACGCAACGTGTCTCAATTTGGTGTGACTCCAGTTTCTAATCTCTAACTCTTTTAACACAGCATCTGAATACACATGAATAACATCTGGTTCCAGTTTCAATATCTGTTTGATGGCTGTGGCATCTGGTTTTGATTCGTAGGTTTGAATTGCTGTAACTTCAGGTATGGCGCCAAAATCTCTGGCGTACTTGTCTCCGTGGAGCCAAGTCATTGGGCCTATGTTTTTGGCACGCAGTTTTAATTCGTCCGCTCTGTGTCGCCAATGAATATTATCTGTCGCGAATCCTGCCTCCACTAGTCGGTCATATGTCTTTGATCCCACAGCAAATACTTTCTGTTCCAACAATTTTGTTAGACTGTGTTCGTAATGATTGATTGCTTCAATGTGTGTGACGATCAAAGGTTGTTTTTCAGCAGGTGAGTGTTTAACGGTGGCTGTGGTAAGACAAGGAATCCACAGGTCATCCTCATCCAACTCCTGGGGTCGTACAATTTGTGTGTAGACTTGCATATGTGATTTATTTAGAAGTGCAGTGTGATTGATTAAATGTTGCTATTTGGTTCTAGACACCGTGTGTGCTGATATTTTCTATACTTTATATATAGTACCTTGTATTAGAAAAAGGGTTGTCCGGTCTTTTTTGCAGTGTCTAAGTTATCTTTTATAACACCGCCCATTACTTCTCTATCTTCATGGCAAGTAGCAAACATATCATCCAATGTTAGTCCGCCACGCATAAACCATGCCAATTTAAACAAGTCTGCTTTGAAGTT